CGAGAAGGTGAAGGACAAGGAAGTTCTCGTCTCGTTTAGCGGCGGCAAAGACTCGTGGATTGTTTTGGATATCTGCTCGCGGTACGCGAAGCGCTTCGAAGCGTTCTTCATGTACGTGGTGCCTGGCCTTGAGAGCATTCAAGAGCAGATGGACCTTGCCGAAGCGCGCTACGACATCAAGGTGCGGCACTATCCGCACTGGATGCGCGCGGCGTACATGCGCGAGGGTGTGTTTTGCTTTGAGAAAGCGGACGCGCCATTTCTGGCAATCAATGACATCTACGCGGTGGCACGCGAAGACACGGGAATTGAGTTGATAGGGCACGGGGCAAAGCGTGCAGACTCCGTGTGGCGTGCCCAGAGCGGCGCGAAGAAGTTCATGAAAGACGGCATCGTCGCCCCGCTTTGGGATTGGACGAGCCGCGATGTGATGGCTTATCTTGCGATGCGAAAACTGCCGATCCCTCCGAGCACGAATCAACGTGTGAATGGGATCGGTCTGGACACCGAAACGATTTGTTGGCTCTATGACCGATACCCTAACGACTTCAAAAAACTCGAAGAGGCGTTCCCGTTCTGCGGAGCAGCCGTCAAACGACGAGAGTGGTTTGACATCGGACCTTGGTACGACGGGCGAAAAACGCCTTCACTCGGCTGATCGCTACGAACTCATCGAGATCCATCGTTCGCAGATTGTCGAAGCGGACTACAATCCCCGGTACATCACCGAGGACGCCCGCAAGCGTCTGAAGAACGCGATTGCCAAGGTGGGGCTGCTTGCTCCGATTACTTGGAATCGGCAAACGGGTCGTGTGGTGGGTGGGCATCAGCGTCTTCGCGCGCTCGATGTCATCAACGGCAACCATGACTACTTGCTGCGCGTGGCAGCGGTGGACATGGACGAAGAGGAGGAGAAAGCGGCGAATCTTCTTCTCAACAACCCCGAGGCTCAAGGCGAGTGGGACTTGGAGAAGCTCGGCGAGATGCTGAAGGCTCCCGACTTGGACCTCATCATCGCGGGTTTCGACGCTTCCGACGTGTTCAAGATTGTCGGAGACCAGGCAACCGACGTGGTGCTTACCGAGATTGCCGACCGCGTCGAGGCGGTCAAGCAAGCACGGGAGAATACGGCGAAGCACAACGACACGACGCACTCGTCGCATTGGTTCTTGGTGGCGGTGTTCCGAGACGATGATGATCGACTAGCGTTCACGCAAAGACTTGGTTTGCCAAACAATCGTTATGTCGATGGTCGGCAACTGCTAGCGCTGATTCAGGCTCCCCCGCCCGTGCAAGTAGACAACGAAATCGCGGATGCCGAAGACGATGAACTGGAGAACTGTTCCGTCGAGGAGTTGCTAGAGGCTTTGGAAAACCCCGAACTTGAGGCAGACCTTCGTGCCATTATCGAAGGCGAACTCGAACGGCGAGGTGTGTGATGACAGAGACGCTTTCGCCTAGCATGAGCAAAGTGCTTGCAGCTCTTGCAGGCCCCCCGAAACCCGGTGACCCCGTGCGGGCCGCGACGTCGCCCGCGGTGCTCAATGCACCGTCGAAGGTGGCCATCAACGCGCGAGGCAAGTACACGCCGGAACTTGCCAAAAAGATTCTTTCCGTCATGCAGGCGGGAAACAATCGCGAAGTGGCGTGTGCATCGGCAGGTGTCGCGGCAGGAACGCTGATGCACTGGGTACAGGCGGCAAGTGAAGGCGTCGAACCGTTCGCGTCGTTCATCAACCAGCTTGACCAGACCGAGGCATCGCTTGAGGCGGTGCTTGTCGCCATCATTCGGCAGAAGGCGCAGGACGACCCGCATCTGGCGTTCAAGCTCCTTGAGCGACGGTTCCCACAAAGGTGGGCACCGGGAGCGGCACCTGCGGTCAACATCAACATGGCGAATCAGAATCAGATGACGCCAGCCGATGCACGGGCGGTCATGCGAGACTTGTTTGGAGACTTGTCGCCGAAACAGGTCATAGAATCAAAGGACGATAAGTGATTGCTGAAGCTGTCGAACTTCCGCGAGCCAAACGCGGACTTTCTGATGAAGCCATGCGAGCGCTTGAGGGTCTGAGTCGTCTGCCAGAAAATGAATGGCAAGCGGTTCAGCTTTGGCTCTCGACGTTCTACCGGTTTCAGTTGGAGTGGTTGCTCGACTTCAACAGATTCTCGTTGATTCTGAAGAGTCGGCAGATTGGTTGTTCGCACACTATCGCAGCGGCAAGCGTTCTTTGGGCGATGCTTGGCGAGACGACGACCATCATTTCGCTCGGTCAGCGTGAAGCAGACGAGGTTCTCGATAAGGCGAGCAAGCACGCACAAGCACTTGCGAAGCTCGGATCGCAGTGGGCGGTTGCCAAGCGAGCGAAGAGCAAGGAACTTGAATTGACGAGCGGCGGGCGCATCATGTCGCTTCCGAACAGCAGCGCAGGCCGGTCCTTCAGCGGTAACGTCATTCTCGACGAGGTGGCGTACTACGACCATCCCGAAGAGGTCTGGGACGGCGCAGGCGGTACGGCACTTCACGGCTACCGAATCCGCGTTCTCTCGACGCCGAACGGCGCTGGCGACTTCTGGTATGGGCTTTGGACGGACCCGAAGCAGCACCAGGGGTATAAAAAGCACATGGTGACGCTCGATGACGCCATCGGCGACGGGATGCCGGTGAACATTGAGGATTGCTGGAAGCTTGCTCGTGGCGACGGGCGCGTCTTCGGGCAGCTTTTCCGTTGTGAGTTCATCAACAACGCCCAGCAGTACATTCCTTCGGAAGCCATCTATGGCTGCGTGGTCGCCGACACGTACAGCTACGAAGGAATTTGTTACGCCGGGATGGACCTTGGTCGTGTGAATGATCGAACGGAATTGGTCATTCTCAAACGCGACTACCGAGGGATCCGTTGGATGCAGTACGCCGAGAGTTGCAAGCGAACGGCGTACGAGGACATCGAACGACTTGCGGCACTCGCGTTTTCGCCGACTTGGAATGTCAAAAGACTCTGCATTGACGCGACGGGTATGGGAGCTTTCCCGGCAGAGCGCTTACAGAAAAAATTCGGGCGATCGCGCGTGGAGCCTGTTACGTTCACAAGCGCATCGAAAGAGGACTTAGCCACCGGGCTCTACTCCGCTTTCACCGAGCAAACCATACGCATTCCGCAGAACGATAAACTCTTGTTGACCGACTTGTGCAGTATCCGACGAATCGTAACGAGCGCGGGCAACGTGCGTTACGATGCGCCGCAGACCGACGACGGGCACGGCGACCGTGCTTGGGCGCTGTCGCTAGCACTGCACGCTTGTAGCGGTCCCGATCGCCGCAGGCACGAGGCTTAACGATGCACCAATACTCGCAGATGGACGGATACGCTGACGCGATTAAGCTCGTGACGGCACATATGTCACCGCGCGCTCTGCGGATGACCAACTTCGAACGCTACGTAGAAGGTACGCAATACGCGGGTCGACCGGACTTTTTCGACCGAAGCGTGCCGCTCTGGCACCGTGCGCCGTGCATTGTCTATCCGCTGGTGGCGAACACGATTTCGTCGAACACGGATCTTGTTCTTGGCGAAACACGCTGGCCAAGAATTACAAGTCGACCCAGCGAAGACGACGTGCCTTTCGACGCATCTGGATTGCGAGAAGAAGAATCCGCAACTTTCGATAAGTTCATCTGCGAAGTCGAACGGCAAGCGCGATTTCACGCAGCCATGCGCGAAGCGTTTACCGCCGCCCAAGGATGCGGTTCGGCAGCGCTCATTTTTGGCGTGCGCGAGGGGCAGCTTTTCATTGATTCAACGAAGGCTCGTTGGTGCGAGCCTGAGTTCAATTTCGACGGATCGGTCAAGCGGCTCGTTATCGAGTACCCCTATTACGCAACGGTGAAAGATCGAAACCGTTGGAAGGTCGTTCCGAAGATGTATCGTCGCGAGATCGACGACACCAAAGACGTGACCTACAAATCGGCCAGTATTACGTCTGGGGGCGTAGATCCAGACTGGCAGGTCGATGTATCTGTCGAGCACGGGATGGGCTTTTGCCCCGTCGTTTGGTATCAATTCATGAGAGGGTGTTCGGTCGTCGACAACTACGACGGACATCCGGTGCATGAGTTCTTGCTCGATGAAGTGACGGCGCTCGACTTTGCTCTGTCGATGAAGCACCGCGCAGCGCTTTACGCAGGCGATCCGCAGTGGACCGAGATCGGCGTCGAGCCTGGGTATGTCCCAACGCAACCGGGCGAGATTGTCTCCGTTCCATCGACGGCGATGGGCGGTCCCATTACAGGAGACAATCGGCCAACGGGTGAGTACCGCTCGCAAGTGTCGCAGAAACAGGGGCGGCGCAAGGGACCGGGCGAAGTCTGGCAGTACGAGTCGCCGGACGTAAAGGTGCAACTGCACGCGTTGCCGGGAGACGCCCTGGCGTCGTTAGAGAAGCATTGCATGGACTTGCGGATGAAGCTCGCTGAGAGCCTGTCTGCGGTGTTTCTCGATCCTGAGAGCGTTCGCTTCGCGAGCGCGCTCTCAGGCAAGGCGCTTGAAGTCATTCGCTCCCGTCAGATTGATCGTTGCGAACAGTATCGCGACGACTGCGGCATGAAGTTACTTCTTCCGAGCATCCATATGCTGCTTCGAGTTTGTCATACAATGGGTCAGCGAGGGCAAATCCGCATCGCTGGACTAAACACCGTTTTGCCGCTTTTGAGCCGCTCTTATGTGGAATCCGCCTAGTCTTTCACTGGTTTGGCAATCGTTCTTTCGTTTCGACATGAACGAAGAACAGCAGATAGTGACCACGGCAGCTCTTGCTGTGCAGGGAGGTCTCATTACGCGCCGCATGGCGCTTGAGAAGCTCCGTTCGGTCTATCCGTTCGAGAACATTGACGCGGTTTCGCAACAACTTGAAGAGCAAGTTGAAGCCGGGGCTTCCCAAAACGTCGAGCATTTGCTGACCAAAGCGATGAAGGCAGAGAAGTCGGATGCCAAGTCTACCAAGCAAGAAACAGCGGACGAAGACGAGGAAGCAGCTCTTAGCCGCTGAAGCACTTCTTTTGCTGTTGTTACGACGTGCAGCGCGTAAGGACGGCAAGGGCTCCATCACGCAAGCGCTCTACCGCAGCAAACAGGAATTGCGGCAACTCGGACGTAAGTCCGTTGAGGATGAACTAGAAACTGAGATTACGCAAAAACCAACACCTTCTGCTCGTCGTGACTTAGCGGGTGCAGCAAAGGTGTCCGCGGTTTTTCTGGCTTTCTCTAAAAGTCGAACGAAAGCTTTCAGCGAACAGGTAGAAACGACCGAGAGTTCCCAGAGTGTTTCGTTGTTGAAGCAGCAATCTGCCGCAGCCATAGACAATCGACTTAGACAAATTGCAGCATTTGAGGCTGTTCGCGCGTTTGAAGAAGAGCGACGAGATGCCGCTGAACAGATTTCAGAAGAGTCTGGAAAGGTTATGACGAAGCGCTGGGATGCGTCGTTAGACTCTTTGACATGCACGACATGCGAAGGATTGGATGGACGCGAAGTTGAATTGGATGAAGAGTTCCCAGACGGCGATCCACCATTGCATCCGAATTGTCGTTGCTCGATAGAATACAGATTTGATACTTAGAGGACGGAATGAAGAACTGCCAGGTCTGCGGTCTTGTTTGCGAAGACGTTTCGGGTTCGTGCGATGCGTGCGGTGAAGCCTCGTGGGCTTTTGCTGTTGCTGTGGTTGCAGATAAACCGAAGAAGTCCGCCAAGAAGAAAGCCGTGCAGCCGATAGAGGTTCTGGAAGCGCCCGTTGTTGAAGCGCCGAGTATCAGCGACGAAGAGTTCGCCGCAGAACTTGCTGATGCCAGCGAACTTGATCTACTCACTTTGATTGGCGACGAGAATTTGAGCCCCTCGTGGCGGGCTCTTGTTGAGTCGGAAATTGACAAGCGAGACGTCAAGTGAGCGGGACTGTCGTTCGCAACGGGCAAGAGACGGTCACCGATCCGAACGTCTTTGAGTTCGGCGAACAGTTCGCTCCTCGGGCTATCCCGCCCGGCGAGCCTGCGGTCTTAGCTACCGCAGCCCCCCTCGACGCGACTAGCATTCAAGCTGCCGCGAAACAATTGCCCGCGCTCTTGCAGCCCATGTCCGCTACTCAACTTGTTCGCGATTTGAAGCGTCGATTGCGCTACGTCGAGAACGAGATCAAGGCGCGCAAGACTCTTGAAAAAGAGCGCGACCAGATTCGGCGGCTGATTAAAGCCGCGAAACAAGACAAAGCAACGGTCCACGCAATCAAGCGGGCCGCAAGTTAGGGAGATTGATCATGGCTGTCATCGCTGGAACGATTCGTGGATTGACTTGTGTTTCTCGCGTGTTTACGGGCTTCGGCTCGCGCGAAGGTTGGCTCATCACCGCCGATTACGCGGCGTATTCGGGTGCGGCGGATACCGCCTCGCTCGTCGGCATCGGTGCCGCCATCGATGCGACTTGCCGCGATGGTAAGGTCTCGACGCTGCGTTCGGGTGCGTGCGCGTTCCCCGGTGCGGACACTGCCAAGCAGCTTGTCTTCCTCACCGGCACCGCCGTCCAGGCGCTCACGGTGTCGAGCGACAACTTGACCGGCCAGCTTTCCGACGCAACCGGCTCGGAGCTTGCCGCGTCGACCGCGCTTGATTCGGAGCTTGGGATTATCGCTTTCGTTGACCGAGCCTGATAGGTAGTAGTTGTGGCAAAGGGCAAGTTCAGCAAAACGGTCGAGAAATCGCGCGTGAAGCTGGGCAAGCCCATGCCCGGCGACGTTAAGAAGTTCAAGGTGTTCGTCAAGAACGCTAAGGGCAACGTCGTTAAAGTAAACTTTGGTGACAAGAGCATGGAAATCAAACGCGACGATCCCGCACGCCGTCGTAATTTTCGTGCTCGCCACAACTGCGCCACGGCCAAAGACCGCACTACTCCGCGGTATTGGTCGTGTCGCATGTGGAGTGGTAAGTCTGTTTCAAGTATTCTGAAAGGCAAGTGACCATGGAAAAGCAGCCAAAGCTTGGAACTGGAAAGCGTTTCTCTAAGCTCGCCAAGGAGCTTGCCGCCAAGGGTGCTGAAGATCCGAAGGCACTCGCCGCCTACATCGGGCGGAAGAAGTTCGGAAAGAAGAAGTTTCAGCAGCTCGCCGCAAAAGGCGCAGCGCGCGCGGCTAAGTAGCCGACTAAGATTTCGTTCCTAACTCCTCGCTTCGCCGAGCGTTATCGCGCGTAATGGAAAGAAGGAACCGTGTCCCGCATTCAACATACACCGACGACTGTCGAAACTCCGGTTACTCCAATGATTGAGCCTCCTGTTCAAACACAGCCAGAAGCGCCCGCGGTTCCTGCGGTCAGCGCCGAGGTGCGTTTGACGAGCACTCAATTGAAGGAACGTCTTGACGAAACTCGTGCCGCCGCTGAACGCCGCGTGCTAGCCGAGCTTGGTTTCGACGATCTTGGGAAAGCGAAAGAGTCGCTGGCGAAAGCCGCACCTCGCACGGACGATAAGTGGTCGCAGCTAGAATCTACCGCCGCGCAGCAAGCTACAAAACTTGCTGAGATGGAACTGCTACTTGCAGCAGTCACCAACGAACGGGCGACGAACACTCTTTCAAGCTTGCCTGAACAGGCACGCAAGGCAATTGAAGACGCGACGGACGACGCCGAGGAGCGCATCGCGCTAGCTCAAGTATTCGCCGCCGCTGGTGTACTCAATCAGCCTTCAGTATTGCCTGTTGTGCAGCAGCCTGTTGTTTCGACGGCACCGCCGCGTTCAGCACCGGCAGATGCGAGTGCGACTCCTCCTAATCGAAAACAGGAGTATGATCGCTTGAAGAAAGAAAATCCTGTCGCAGCCGCACACTATCTTAAAGCGTTCGGACGCGATATTTTCCCCGGCTGATGAGCATTCGGGGAACCCCCAATCTGTAGCAACTCAAACTAAGGACACACAAAATGGCGGTTTCCCGCGTAACTCTTCCCGAAGAGTTTTTCGATATCACGTCGGCCGAACTCCTCGTTCAGCCTGAGCCCCAGTACGCTTATGCGAACCTGATGCTGTCCGCGCTCGCCGCGGATCTCAACGTGCCTGATGCGTTGGGTCTTCAGCTTCCGGGTCGTCCGGTGGGCGGCGTTGGCGCTCCGTACAAGACTGCGGAAGAGGATCGTCTTGAGCTTGCCAAGGCGCTTCCGACCGAAATCTTCGCGACCAAGGTCGACTTCAGCGGTGGCCCCGGCCACACCATGAGGTTCAACCGACCGAAGTTCGTGAACTCGACCTACACCGAGGCGTCGCGCGTCATCGGTACGGCTTCGTCGATTTCGACGACTCCGATTGAGGTGGCGAGCGAGCAGGTGCCGCTGACGATCAAGCGTTACGCTGGTCCCTACGGTGCCGCTGCCGTGCAGCCCTACGCCATCGACGCATTCGACGCGCAGATGGGCGTTCACAATCTCGCGAAGCTCGTCGGCACGCACCTGAAGCGCGATTTCCATCGCTGGTGTGACAGCGTTTGGGTTTCGCTCTTCGACCAGGCGTCGAGCGCGATTTATCCGAACGGCTTCGCCGTCGACAACGACATCACGATGAAGGGGCAGGCTCCGCTCTCCTACGAGCAGATCAGCCGCGTCAGCCGCGCTCAGGACGAGGCGAACTTGCCCACGTTCTCGAACGGTAAGCGCCTCCTCGTCGTCTCGCCGACCGGCAAGAAGCAACTGAAGGATGATCCCCAGTTTGCTCGCTACGCCGAGTTCCATAAGGAGATGAATCCCCTCTTCCCAGGGTACTTTGCCTCCTTGCCGGAATACGAGCTTGCGGTCAGCACCACGCTCTCGCAGGTCTCGAACGCCAGCAGCGTCAAGGTCCATCGCGCGCACGCAATCGCGCCGGGTCTCGGTCTGCTTGGTATGGGCGCACCGCCCGCGATCATGCCCGCGTCGGATGACAACTACGGTCAGCAGGCGAAGGTGATCTGGCTCGCGTTCCTCGCGTTCGGCCTCGCCGACAACCGTTTCTGTACGACCGTTCGTTACTCGGAGGACAACGCCTGATGAGCTTCCCGGCGCGTTTCTTTAAGGGCGCTGCCGCGACTGGTACGTTTGACACCATCGCGGCTGGCAACAGTGTCGGCGGCACTGTGTATCCGACCAACGAGATTGCACTCAACACGCTCTCGTGTCTCTACACCGTTCTTGCTGAGACCAACACCATCACTCTCGCTTGCCATTGGCAGGTAAGCCACGACAACTCGACTTGGTACGACATCAAGCCGAGCAACGGCGCGGCTTACGTGACCATCGCGACCGGCACGGGCGGCGCGGATTCGCCCGTCACCGTGGCTCTCGAAGCGCCCAAGGGCGTTCTCGGATGGGAGTACGTTCGTCCCGCCGTCAAGGTGGGCGTGACCACTGGCGCGGCAGTCGACACTTACTCGATGTCGGTCTGTTTCCGCAAGTTCAACGGCTTCGGCTGAGAGGTTGATCGTGGCCCTTCTCGATTCTGAAATCGCAAGGTGTAAGTACGAGTTGGGCTACAACGTGCTCACGGTCTCGGCGGAACCGTATATCAGTGTCGCCCGAGTCTTTGAGCTAGTCATTCAACCAAACTTGTTGGCAGGCGCAATCACCACAAGCTCCACGGCGGTAACTGCGGTTGCCGCTGGGGCGCTTGCGACCCCCGTCACGCTGACGCTTGTCAGCGTGACGGGGTTCTCCGTTGGAGATCGCGTCACCGTCGATGTAGATGACCGACAGGAAACCGCTACGATTCAGGCCGTTTCCGGTTCGACCATCACGCTGCTTCTGAGCAAGGCACATAGCGGGACGTACACGCTCACCGTCGAGCGCGGTGAAAGCATCGTCCGCGAGATCCTTCAACGCCTTCGAGCGATTGCCGACAAGCTGGGCACCGCTGCTATTCAGCAGGCGGGTATCGCCAAGGTGGATGAAATCGAGTTTTTCAAAGGAATCCAGGGCGTTCGATACGAGATGCAGCAACTTCAAACATACTGGCGCAACGAACTTTCTGGTGCCCTCGGCGTTGAGAATCTCCGCAGCGCGTCTTCAGGCAGCGCCATCGCGGTGTATTGATGACGACGTTCCGTGACTCCATTCTCCCCTCGGTCAACGCGATTCGCGCCATTCCAGGTCAATTCGGTTGGCGTCCGTACTCGTTGACGATCGAGGTCAGGACTTGGAGCGGCGCGGAGATTGGTGAAGGCACCGAGACGGTCACGTCGTATCCGATCACCGAACTGTACGGGCAGCCGCCTAAGACTCGTTGGCTCGACACCGAGCAGCTTGCAATCGCTGGCTACGAGAAGGCGACCATTGAGATCGGACCTATGACCCCCTCCTATCCCGGT